AATTTTAGTACGTCACCGTCTGGCTTGTACTTGAAGTCAATCATCTTAACCCTGCGTCAGTACCCTGCTTGATAATACGCTCTGCAATCTCAGGGCCAATACTATCAATCAACTGATCTAGCATATAATTAGTTACGAACATCTTGCCATGCTTCTGATCGAAGAATTTAAAGTGTTCCTTCTTAACTATATTGCGCAAAAGATTAAGCTCTTCCTGCTTGAGCGTATTTACAAAACTCACTTCTTTGCTTTCTTCCTAGTGGGTTTCTTCTTAGATTCATCGACATTAGGCGTAGAAGGATCGTCAGCCTTGAATGTCCCCTTTTTAGTTCTGGCCTTAACTGGCTCTGGACCTTCCTCCAACTTAACAGAATAACTCATATGAGTTGCTTCAGTCCAAGTAAAGCCATGAAGAGTGTGAGTCGGGCCAGTCCATAACTCCTGAGTATTTCTAATATACCAAGCCATTATTTTTCCCTTGCCTTAGCAATTAACCCACTTATCATCTTGCTTCCAGCCGTTGCCTGATCTGGCGTATCATATACAATATAATCCCTGTTTCTAAGGGCTAACTCAAAAGCAGCTCTTGGCGTAAATCTTTCCAACTTTCCATTTATCATTCTTATAGTAGGAAACAAAATCTCCTTACCATTATACTCCATAGAAGTTGTTCTAACAGTTTCACTCTGATTTGTCATAGCTGTAGAAGGATTTAAAGCGCGAGTTAGCCAAGAAGGAACCTTACCACTAACTGACTTAGGTAACTTTTCCATTATCCTTTACGCCCCTTAGCTGCCATCTCTTGAAACCGCTTCTTGCCGTATTTCTTTCTGCCAATCGCAGCCGCAAGCGCCTTTGGGTCTTTAACATCTTTCTTTTCTAACTCTTGCACCAGCAAAGAAAAGCGTTTACCAGTTCCTAGTTTCGGCTTCTTCATGTTCTATGCTCCATCAATTCAGCTTCTTCTTAAACAATGTGCCTTTTGCAGTGGCGCCAGTACGCTGACTTAAATCTGTCATTGCACCACCACCACGCGGCGATAAGTCTTTTGCTTTTGAAAATAAAGATTTTGACTTAGCTTTACTTGCCGCTTCAGCTTTCTTAAATTGATCTGTAGAAGAAACAGACTTTAATGTCTTTAGATATTTTTGATTATTTGAATAGTTTTCTTTGGTAAGTTTTTGCATCTCAGATGTTGAGATGCCTTTATCCTTAGCATAAGCAGCCATCTTTTGCTTTGAATCAAGGCGTTCTTTTCGCTTTGCTTGCTCAATTTCTGTCCGCTCAATAAGGGTCCTTATTTCCCTAACATTGTAGGACTTTGTTTCAGAACCTAATGTAACTTTAAACTTTTCCATTACGTTCTATACTTCCTTACTTTCCGAGCAATTGCTTTTGGTTGAGCCACAAACTGCTGACCCTTTGCCTTACCCGCTCGTTTAGCTCTGGTTGTAGCTGCATATTCAGAAGAACTAAGAGCAGCAATAGCCTTAGCAGGTAAGTACCGCTCACCAGTCTCACTAGACTTCTTGCCAGACTTGGTTCGCCACTTCTGCTTTCCCCAATCCAGCAAAGATTTCTGAGAAGGTTTCATGGCGCTTCTTAAAGACCGCGAATTGAGTTTTGAGCACGCTCCATTAGATTTTCCAACCTTTTCTTTTTAGCCAAAAGATCGGGTTTACTCTCTTTGCCTCTAAGCATTCTAATCCCACGGCGTAAACCAGTTATTGCGTTTTTAGTAGCATCGACAAAGTTATGAGTTTTACGAAGTTCAGTTTTGTAAACTTCCTCTCCTTTGTATAAAGGTATAGACTGAAGTTCTTTGTCTATCTTCTTTAAAAGAGTAACACTCTTCGCTTTTACATTTTCCATCAAGTATACCCTCCACCAGCAGCCTTATACCGCTTTGCTAATAGTTGCGCCTTCCTTGCCGACCACTGACCCGCAGCAGTCCCTTGAACATTTGCAGCCTTGATCCTCTGGAACAAAGACTTTCTCATCTTGGGCTTGGTATAGTTGCCAGCTTCATTTACCGCCACCTTTACCCTCCTCGCGCATCTGCTTTTCCATCTGATTAACACGCCGATACAAAGTATGCTGCCGCCCAGTCATTACACGCTGACCCCGCTTCCTATCTTCCTCAAGGTCTTGCAAGTCTTCTTCACTCATATAAAGGCTGCGAATCTTACGCTTAAACTTATTCAACAGAGTATTACTCTGCTTTCTCTCAATCTCATCTAACTCAGCACGAAGTTTCTCATACTCAGCTTGCGTAAAGTCAGCCATTACTTCTTCTTTCCACTTGGCTTCCGCTTAGAAGGACGTCCAACCCCATAAGTGCCTTTACCCTGTGGCATTAGTACATCTTCTTCTTAAACAGAGTTCCTTTAGCTGTTGCACCAGTACGCTGAGACAAATCTGTCATAGCGCCTCCACCGCCAGCTTTAGAAGGACTTCCTACTTTAGAGCTATACCACTTATTAGCAACTTTTGTTTCAGCGCTATTAAAACCACCAGACGAACCACCCTTATTAAGTAAACTCTTTAAGGATTTAATTGCCGCCGCGCGATCTGTCTTAAACAGATAGTCAATGCGATCCATTGCCATTGCTCGAGTCAGCCGCATTTGTGGGAATTTTTTTTGTGCGCGTTGTGAATCTGGTTCAAACTTATCAGCCATCAGTACTCTCCTCTAGACATTAACAAACTGCGCGGCTGCATCCTGCGAGGAACATCCCGCAATACCTGCTCTTCTCGCTTAATCTTATCAACCTGCAAAGAAGGTAAAGCCCCAAACTTAGGAGGCGTATACTTAGGTGCACCACTTCCAAAACACATAATCTATCCCTTCTTATGCCGCTTCGCAAAATTACGCGCAGCCTCTACACTGCCAAAACCCCACGCCTTCAAAGCTAAAGCCTTTCGCGTTGGCCTCCCCTTCTCATCCTTCATCGGCCCCTTCATCCCAGCAAACCTAGCCGCAAATGAAACCCGCCTCGGATTCACACCACTCTTAACAGGTGGCTTTAAATTTGCACCCTCTTTCCTCTTAAAATAAGCACGACCCGCAGCAGTTAAACCACCCTCAGGATTCTTATGTTCCTTTCGCATAGCCCCCACTCTTCAAAGCCAGCTTCACCTTAGAAAGGTCCTGAGCAACAGGCTGCCTCTCAGCCTGCTTCCCATAACGCCTTATAGCATCCCTCTTAGCGACCCGTGTCATTTTCCCTCAAAGTCACAGTCGCAGTCCCACTCGTATACTCCCCAGTCTTAATACCAGCACGGTACTGAGCACCAACACCCTCATACCCATTGCCCTCATACGCAGAAGTAAACGTATCAACATCAGCCCAACTGCTCCCAGCATCAAAACTACGCTGAACAGTAACCGTCCCGCTAAACGTCCCAGCAATGCTAAGAGAAAAATCACCGCGCAACGCCAACGCATCACTGAACGTGTTCTGCGCACTAATCTCCTTCGTCACTACATCCATAGCAAATCTCCTTCTAAACGAACCCTATAACAAAAAAAATAATTCTGACAATGCACAAAACATTGGAAGGCAAAGCCTTCTGATGGTGAAAAATGTTTCGTGCCAATGCACAAACCTTAGGGGATAAAAATGCTAGTAGGGGAGAAGTAACATTTCGTGAGCTTGCAGTTTTCCCCCCACCCCCCTAGCCAAGATCAATGGAAACTCTTATGTCCCCCGCCACTTGAACCTGTGAACGATCTATCGGTTTATAGCCAGCTCTATCCAATAAATCCTTGCTCGCTTCTAGCTGAACATACTCAGACTTAGCACTCTGAGCTAGTCTACGAACAGTACCAACTGCTACAGTAGCACTAATTCCAAATTCCTCATTCATTCGCTGCATCATATACTGTTGCACATGTGGTGTTTTCAGTGCTCTGTATGCTGAGACATATCCAGCTTTGCCCTCAGAGTATCCAGCTTTCACTGCTGCCTTAGCTGGACTCAGTCCTTCTGCTACCATTATATCAACCAGCGCAGTCTGTTTATCAGTGAGCTTTCTATCTGCTGGAAGCATATCACAACCTTCTTTCTTAGTGGTGCAAGCAGCATCTAGCTAACTGCTGTTTACTAACTCTTAGCTTACACCGTGACGTCAGTTTCTAAGTTTGGATTAGGGTTTTGTTTAGCTAACTCCATTGACTGGCCCCCCTCTCCCTCTCTCCCCCCATTACGACACTATTTCCTAACTGTGTGTCAATACGTTACGTTGCGTCACTTTCTAAATGACGTTGCGTCACTTGTGCATTTAATGGCTTGACAGCAATCGACAATGGCGTCGAGCCATTGCCAATTGCGTTGCATGACGCTTTATGGTTTTGTTTATTGTGTCATGCGCCTATCGCCTCTGCGCCGTCCTCGCAGTCACAGACCCTGCCTCCGATCACGGCACATCTGCCACTTTGCTTGGGGCAAAGCTGGCCTGATGCTTGTGATCGTAGGAGGCTCTTGTATGTCTGCAGGACACCTTATCGGCGATGTATCTATCATCACACACACATCTTCTAATGATAACTTCCAGTTGGGCTTCCGAATCAGCTAAAGTCAAAGTGCGGGTTTTTTCATAGATCGGTGTTGCTTCTGGCTCAGTTCTCGCATCCCGAGATAAACTGCATGCTGCGAGGTCACGGCGGACAAAAAACCCAAGCTGGGCTGCGCTGGCGCTTGCTTTGACTTTACCAGATTCGGCTGCCGATCCTATATGTGTACATGAAGTATGTGTACTTGATAGACAATATAGGAGAACAAAATGTCTGATCTTTATAAAGCAATCACGAATCTTAGACTCGACATGGAAGTATACAACTCTTACGAGGACAGATGGCACAACGAAGACCAGATGGCCTTTGCCCGCAAGATCATCATGGAAGCCATCATGGACAAGCTGTACTGGCTTACCAAGGGCAAGAACAAAGGTGGCAAGCCATCTGGTAGCGAAGGCTACTTAACTCAGCAGCAAGCCAGAGTGAAGTACGCACAAGAGACATTCAGAGGCGATGAGATTTCAGAGCTACGCCTTCGCGGGGCCATCGCCAACTGTCAGGCCGCAGCCGCCAAGCACGAGGCACTCACTGACCTACAGAACTCACTGCATAGCCAGTATATGATACAGTTTGGCGAAGACTACATGCCATACGGTTCAGCCCCACACTCTAACGTGCCAGTAGCCGCAGAGTCTGACATGCCATCCGACATTCAGCAGATGCTCGAAGCACTCGGCATGGCTGAACCAGCTAACGAAGAGAAGCCTAAGAAAAAGAAGGCTTCCTAAAAATCACAGGGTAGAGGTTCACGCCTCTGCCCTTTTTTTATGTCCAGTTCTACAGGGCACGCTTTGACTGTGAGTATGTGCAGCGCAGTTGCTGCATGCACTCACATCAAAACGAAAACAAAAAATCAAAAAGCGTCCGAGTAATATAGTATGTGACGTAGCGTCACTAATGACATTAGCTATTGTCACTGCAATAATGCAGGACATAACCAAAGGAGAACACAAATGAAACTCAACTACATTGACTACGACGAACTACCCGTCTCTATTATGTTCGTTGCGGACGAAATACAAATCATCTGCGAGTTTTTGAAACTACATTCAAAATCTATTGATGATTTCGGACGGCCTTTTGCGCTGCAACAAATCGCCAATACTTTTCACGAAGTAAATCAAAAACTAATCGGAGACAAATAATGAAACATTTTTCAATCAATGACTTCGACTTTCCAGTTGAACAACAACCAATCTATGATGAGCTTGGTAATATCATTGCTGGTCACCAAGCTGTTGTGCGTACCGACACCGATCAGGTGTTGGGCGTACACGGTTCACGCTACAAGATTGTAACGCACGATGAT